AGCCCGGGCGGCATTTTGCGTCACCCTGGCACGTTGACCGATGAGGCGTTCAAGCACCTGCGAGACGGCTGGGAGCGGCGGCATGGCGGCCACACGAATAGCCACAGACCGGCGATTCTTGAAGAGGGCATGGAGTGGCAAGCCATGTCCATCAAGCCGGAAGAGGCGCAGTTTCTAGAAACTCGCAAGTTTCAGGTGAACGACATTGCGCGAATATTCCGGGTGCCGCCGCATATGATCGGCGACTTGGAGCGGGCGACGTTCTCCAACATCGAGCACCAGTCCATTGACTTTGTGATCCACACGCTGCGCCCGTGGCTGGTGCGCATTGAGCAGCAGCTAAATCGCTCGCTACTGTCTCCATCCGAACAGAGCGAGTATTACTTTGAGTTTTCGGTTGATGGCCTGCTGCGCGGAGACGCTGTTAGCCGACACAACGCCTACGCCTCTGCAATTCAATTTGGATGGATGAGCCGCAACGAAGTGCGCAAGCGCGAGAATCTGCCCCATGTAGACGGCCTTGACGACTACCTAGAGCCCGAGAACATGCGCCCTGCGGGCACCTACGAGCGAGACGAGGCTGGGTCGGAAGAGCGGACGGCGGTAGGGCGGTGGGTGCTTCCCCAGGATTTGGAGGCTCGCAGCGTGGACGACCGCCGCCGCTTGCGCGCATCCAGCCGCCGCGCGTTTGAGGAAGTCGGGCGTCGGATCGTCAGGCGAGAGCGCGCAGATGTGATGCGGGCGGCCAACAAGTATCTCGCCAAAGGCGAGCAGGATGCCTTCCTGGACTGGCTCTCCGACTTCTACCAGCGTCACCGTGAGTGGATTCAGGGCGTGGCTGCGGCCACGTTTGCCACATATGGCGAACAAGTACACGTTTTCGCCTCAAAGGACGTAGCGCGCGAGCCCGAATGGACAGACGAGCTTGAGGACTTTGTGCGGTCCTACCTAGAGGCGTTCGCCGCGCGGCATTCGCAATCTAGCGAAGGTCAGCTGCGGCAGCAGGTGACGGAAGCTGAGGACGATGGCAGGAAAGCACTTGAGCAACGGTTTGACGAATGGGAAGAGCGCCGGCCCGCAAAAATCGCAGACAGGGAAACAAACCAGCTCAGCAACGCTGTCAGCAAGGTCGTCTACGCCGCCGCAGGCGTCGTGGCGCTCAAATGGCGCGCTACGGGCAAAAGCTGCCCTTATTGCAATGCGCTGGATGGCCGCAGCGTTGGCATGGACGCCGCGTTTGTGGGAGCAGGCGAGTTCAAGCCAGACGGAGCGAGCGAGCCGATGCTGGTGAGGCGGGATGCCGGCCATCCGCCGCTGCACGAAGGGTGCGACTGTTACATAGTGCCAGAGCTGTAGGAGACGAGACATGAGCGAGGCAACTGCAATTCGGGGCGGCATTGAATCGCAAGTGGCCGACAGCACTGCCGAAGAGCAGTTGACGGGCCAGGACAGTCGAACAAGCGCGAAGCCGCCCCACTCTAAAACAGAACGGCGCCGTATGTGTGTAGACGCCGAGTTTCGAGTAGGAGAACCAGACGCAGAAGGCCGCACCGTGCTTGACGGATATGCCTCTGTGTTTGACAGGCCTACCGATATGGGCGGGTGGTCAGAGGTCATCCGCCCTGGTGCGTTCACCAAGACGCTCAAGGATGGAGCCGATGTGCGTGCGCTCATCAACCACAATCCAGACCTCATCTTGGCACGCAGCAAGAGCGGCACGCTTGTGCTCGAGGAGGACGATCACGGATTGCGGGTTCTCATTGATCCGGCCGAGACATTCGTCGCGGAGACGTGGACCAGATGAGCTTTGCTTTCCGCGCCGTCAAGGACAGGTGGACAAATGACAACGGCGTTGAACTGCGCGAAGTGCTCGAGGCTCAGCTATTCGACGTGAGCCCGGTGACATACCCGGCATATGAAAGCACTAGCATCGGTGTTGACGTTCGCGGGATGAGCGCGGATGAGCTTGCAACTCTCCGCAAGAGTATAGACCGACGCCTTGACGAGCTTGCCACTCCCGAGCCGCAGCAGGTGCAGCACTCGGAAGATCCCGAAGGCGACGAGCCGCGCCAGGTGGCGCACTCGGATGCGCGCCGCAGGGCCAGGGCAACTCTTGCGACATTGTAATGCATTCCCTTGGAGGCCCAAGGGTGATGAGGTATGGACATTGAAAAGATGCGCCTCACGCTTGAGCAGCGGCAGGGTGAACTCAAGAGCTATCTTGGAAAAGACGAGTGGACCGATGAGGACCGCGCCAAGATCGACGAGTTGACGGCCGACTGCGAAAGGCTGAATGGCGACATTGGCAGGGCCGAGAAGGCGGAAGCCGAAAAGCGCGCGGCCGAGACTCCGGTTGATGATGCCATCAAGCCGGACGTTGAGCGCCGTGCTGCGGTTACCGCTGGCCCTGATCGAGAGGTGCGCTTTGGGCAGTTCTTGCAGCTCGTAGCGCGCAGCCGCAAGAACATGGCGACCGGTAGGGGTGGCCCCGAAGCCAGGCTGCTCGAGCACCAGGCGGCAGTTGAGAAGCGCTTGACGGGAGCGGGCGAGACGATCCCGAGCGATGGCGGGTTCTTGGTGGGCACCGACGACAGCAACGAGCTGATCCGACGCGCCTATGACATGTCACAGCTCTACAGCCGCGTCCGCAAGATCCCGATTGGCGCGGGCAGCAACGGCATTAGCATTCCGTACATCGACGAAACGAGCCGGGCCACTGGCTCGCGTCTTGGCGGCGTGCAAGTGTACCGCGTTGCCGAAGGCGGAACCGCTACCGCGAAGAATCCCACGTTCGGGCGCATCAAGATGGATCTCATCAAGCTCATGGGCTATGGCGCCGTGAGCGATGAGTTGCTTGAAGATGCCGCCGCGCTTGGCTCTCTCATGGGAGATAGCTTCGCGGAAGAGATGGCATTTGTCCTGGATGACGAGGTGTTCCGTGGCTCTGGCGCCGGCAAGATGCTCGGAATCATCACTGCCGCTTGCAAGGTGGAGGCTGACGCCGAAACCGGGCAGGATGCAGACACCATCGTTGCCGAGAACATCATCAACATGTGGGCGCGCTTCTTTGGTCGCTGCCGTCCCAATGGTGTTTGGCTCTACAACCAGGCGTGCGAGCCGCAGCTTTACACCATGACTATCAACGTCGGCACTGGCGGAATTCCTGTATACATGCCGGCCAACGGCCTATCCGGTTCGCCCTATGGTACTCTGATGGGTCGCCCGGCGATTCCGATTGAGCAGGCATCGGCCCTCGGCGATGTCGGCGACATCGTTCTGTGGGACCCGACGCAGTACATCGCCATTGAGAAGGGTGGGCTACGCCGCGCCATCTCTGTTGACTACCTGTTCAGCACGGATGAAACGGCGTTCCGGTTTGTGATTCGGAACAACGGACAGCCCACTTGGAAGTCGGCCCTTACACCGTACAAGGACACCAGCAAGACTCAGAGTTGCGTGGTGACCTTGGCGGAACGCGCCTAACCGAAAGGAGGTATGCAATGAATTGGTCTGGCTACCTCTCTGAAGGCGCCAAGATCGTCCCGTTGGTTGCGCCTGTCAACACGACTGGTGCGGCTTTCAACTCGGATGTCATCAACCTGCGCGATTACTCGCACGCGACGATCATCGTGCAGCAAGGTGCGTGGGCAGGTGGAAGCTCTACCTTGACGGTTGAGTACTGTGATGACAACACGCCCACGACCGACACGGGCATGGCGTTCAACTATCGGCAGGCTGTCATGGGTGCCGGCGCGACCGACACGCTTGGTGACCTTACGGCTGCCGAGTCTACCGGCATTGCGCTCGCCACCGCCAACACCACGACGGTGATTGAGCTTAGTGCCAAGGAGCTTGAGGCGGCGAGCGCTGGTACGAGTCGTGTGCGCATCAAGGGCACCAGCCCTGGTGCGAACAACGACTATGTGACGGCGTTTGCCATTCTGACGGGTCCGAGGTTCGCTGCCAACGTGCCGACCACGGCCATTGACTAGACGGCAAGTAGGGGCGGGCACCGCGCCCGCCCCGCTTCCGAGAGGAGCAAGGATATGAGAAAGCTCTTGATCGGGTTGCTTGCCGCGCTGCTGACCACCGCCTGCGTTGCTGATGCGCAGACGAACGCCAACAACCCGCCGCGCGGGATGCTCGGCAGCAAGTGGCTCGGCGGTAACCTGGTGATCTATCCCGGCGAC